ATCCCACAGCGTTTGGCGTAATAATAGAAATGGTCTTTCAATTAGGTGAGGCAGGCGTTGGTAAATTTAAAAAGATGCTAGCTGCAGTTAATAGACACGATTATATGGATGCAGGTTGGGAGATGAAAGATAGCAAATGGAATATGCAAACACCAAACAGGTGTGAAGAGTTATCTTTTCGTATGAGAAATATTCCAGAGCAACCCCTGTTTATTTAGTAAAAAAATATGAGGGGGTATTACGACTATACTAGACGATTTTTACCCCGTGGCCGGCTGCGTGTGGCTGCCAAAATGCAAAAATCATACAAGGCATAGCGCCAAAAAAAATGCATATATACTGATAGCATATCAGTTGGTAGCTGCCCGGCATTTTTATTTCGTGTTTGTCTCTTATAGGGTCTATTTTTTTAGCCGAGGTTAGTTTAGTTCCCGTATAAGATATAACCACCGTTCAACACTAGCTATTATATAGCGACCACCTCCCCAACATATCAAGCCTAGCAACCCTTACACAACTTAGAGTGTATGGCGGGTAGTAAATATTTTATTTCGTTGTTGACTTTGTATCCGTTATCGTATATAATACGCTTATCGAGTTAATATTCTATGATTCGAAGGAGCATTTTAGCTGGCGTTTACCTCCTCAAACATACCAAACGCCAAAGGTAGCAAGCCCGCAGCTCTTAGGAGCTGGCCGAAAGGTTGGTGAAGTAAGGCCGATGAACCCGGACTAAGACTTGCAAGCCCTTGTTACAGAATACCTGTAACTTAGAACCGGAGGCGGTCAACGCTTTGTGTTGTGTCCATAGCAGCTCAAAGCCTCTTGAAGAAGGCTGGTTCTACTTTCCTCACTCAAAGTGAAGCTGCAGCTCTTTCGTGACCGAGTTAATTCAGTCGGAAGGGCTACAGCTTCATTTTGAAGCACAATCAAACAATCTAAAATAAGGAGTATCTCATGGAAGATATACTATCAAACATCAAAGACTTCGTTCTTCAAGAAGAGAAGGACGGATTAAGCTTAACTGAAGTTGTTCAACACGGCTGCGTGAGCGGCATAGTAAATTCATTAATTTATTATGACGACACAAAAGCTTTTTATGACAAGCACGAAAAAGAAATTTGGGACTTGGCTACTGAAGAAGCAGACAATGTTTTCTCAAGTAACGTGTTTTCGTATCTTGCACAACTCAAAGGCGCTGCTGACATTACCGGCGCAACATCAATGAAGAACCTCATGGCTTGGTGGGCTGTAGAAATGACTTGCCACAATATTCTACGTGAACGCCAAGACAAGCAAGAAGAGCTGCAGGAGCAACAAGAGCTGCAGGAGGCTGCTAATGATTGATTATATAATTTTTGGCATCATTGATAACGCTGTAATGATTATAGGCGCAATGACAGGTTTGGAGCTTGAACGCTTCTTGCCTAAAAGATTTCAACACGGCCTCGGCGCAGTAGTCGGGGCAGGGTTGGGAAACACGCTTTCGGATTTTCTCGGAGGCGTTGGAGCTGCAAATGCTTCTCTAGCGTTTGGCACGGCTGCAGGCTGTCTTATTGGCCTGTTGTTCATTCCTGTTTTATTTTTTTGTATCAGACTATGGAGGGCATACAGATGGACTTCATAGACACACATAAAAATAGGATTAGAACTTCTGCACGAAAGAACCCTCTTCAAGCTTATTTCTTGGGAGGCTTTCATTTATGCAGAGCTAAACAAAAGAAGCAGGTTTACGCATACCTGCAGCAACTTCAAAAAAAGAAAAAATGACTTTGAGCGGGGCACATAGTTGCCCTGCTTGATGTCTTTTTTTGCCGGGTTTTATTTCTTTGTTCTTTCTACCGGCGAAGAAGACTATTTGAGAAATTTTTGCCTCTTAATCCTTTCTAGGTGATTTTTTCTCAAATTTTGACTTGAGCTGTTTACTAGACGGTGCTTCCTTTCTTGCTTTCTTACAGCATCCGTTTACTAGACGGCTCATTTCCTTGTTCATGTAAGCTGCAGCCTCTCAACTCATTAGGGGGGCTGTGGCGTTTACTAGACGACAACAATTCACATATATTCGATTTACGAACTTGACTTTGGATGCCACGAGCTGGTATTTTGAAGTCAATTAGAGATGCCTCTATGAGAAGAGCGCATTAATAACTGCTGAGAAGATGTAGGAGTCGCATCAGTTGTTACGGGAGAGACCTCAACCTCCTGCTCTGAGACGAATTTTATCTCGGACAAATACCTAGAGGGTTTTACGCAATACAGAATTACCTGTGTTGACGGAATTAAGCCAGCCGTGGGTGATACGGCAGAAAGAGAGATAAAATGAGGAATGATACACATTCGACTATTTAATTACCATATTCAGCTCGAGCGTTTTACGAGATGGGAAAAGTTTAAGTACAACACACGTTATTATAAAGATGACCTGTGGGAGTTTAGCTTAGATTTTGCCTATTGGCGTTTGTACATCCACAAATAAAAAACACTCGATGTAGAATAGCTAGCCACTATCGGCTATAATCCAAACAATGGCAGGAAGGAGAGTATTATGCCAGATACATTTAGATACACCTCAGTTAGCGTCAGCAAACAGGCGCATGAGGATTTAACAAAAGTGAAAGACCAAATTAGCTACGAAGTGGGCTTTGATGTTTCAATTGCGAAAGTGATTGAAAGGATTGCAGCTCAGGAGGCATCTAAGTATGCCAGCGAGTAAAAGGTCTAGTCACATGGTAGGAAAAATTTGGAGACTTAAAAATAATAAGTCGCAGCAGAATGCACCAAGAACAATCTTAGGATTGTTTCCTACAACTAAACCGAAAGGGGGAGACAAATGCCAGAAGGAGTCAAAGACTTAACTAAAGGCAAGTTAGAGTCGCTGCTACATATAGTTGACCTAGTTAGAGGATTGGATTCCAGAATGGAAGCACAATCACTTGCTGTATTTCTGTATGTAGCCCGGCGCACGGGAGGAAACGATTTCGGCAACACCGGTGTAACTATGGATGACATTGCAATAGACCTTGGCATCGCACAGGCAAGCGTTAGTCGAAACGTTATGAAACTGTCAGACAACCTTATTAATAATCCAAGAGATGTTTTAGACCGAGCTGCATCAAGACGCAGACCGCCATCTAAAAGAGCTTTGAAAGCACGCTTTGGATTAGGACTGTTATCTACTGAAGATGACCCAATGGAGAGAAGACGTAAGATTGTTTTCTTAACACCAAAGGGTGCACGTGTTGCAGATAAATTAATGGACTACGTTATCGCATCTATGCCTATTAGCATGGCAGAGCGAAGAAGACGTGTTTCAGATAAAAGATATATCGAGCGTGCAGAAAGTGATTATCGTATTAATGAAATGCAACAGCGACAAGCAGCTCAAAACTTAAAAAAGTTACAAGAGCTGGAAGCACAGTTCAAAAAGCAGTTAGACAGTATTAAGGATGAACTTGAAAAGCGTAAAGCAGAAGAGTTTGTTCCTTACTCAGAGCTTCTTAAACAAGAAGAGCGAAGACGTTCTTCAGCTAAGAAGAAAAAATAAATGCAACTAACTTTATACAGAGAGGAGGTGACTATGAAAAAGAACCAATGGTCTGACCAAGAAGTAACGCCATTAGTAATCAACTTACATGATACTGATAGCATTACTGACCAGACACTTGACGGCGTTCGTGCTGAATTAACTCGGCAAGGATGGAATAAAACTCAGCAAGTTTATGCTGAGATGATTGTTAAGTTGTTTGGCAAAGACATTTTAGTTAAAGATGTAAAGACTGCACACGTTGATGCTTTACAAAAACATTTACGTGCAAAAGGCAGAACGGATGCGACTATCAACCGTTACAACTCTGCACTATCTAAAATGTTAAAGTATGCTTGGCATCGTAAAGATGTTTATGGGATGAAGGAATATCCTTTCATCAAATGGCATACTGAAGACAACGCACGGCTACGTTGGGTAACAGAAAAAGAAGAAAAAGAGATGGTTAAGATTATGTCTACGGACAGACGTAAACCATACCTAGACTTCTTTTTGTTCCTAATGGATACAGGCCTTCGCAAAGGCGAGGCGTTGAAGTTGACAAAGGGTGACATACGGTATGATGAAATCTCTAAGATTACGTACATTCTTGTGCTTGATACTAAGAACGGCACGAATAGGAACGTACCATTAACTAAGAGAGCTCGTGAAATTGTTGAGCCACTTGTTGACGGTAAAGAAGCTGGGGATGTTGTGTTCAATTACAATTATTGGACGCTGCAGAACCAATGGAATGACATGAGAGAAATAATGGGTCTTGAGGATGACAGCGAGTTTACGCTGCACGCTTTGAGACACACTTATGCCTCACGTCTAGCCCAATCAGGACAAATCGACTTTCACAGAATAGCTGTGTTGATGGGTCATAAGACTTTAGCAATGACAAAACGCTACAGTCACTTGATGCCACAACATACATTCGGTGTAGTTGACATCCTTGACAATGACAGGCAGGAAGCTAAGGAAGAAAATGTTGAATGCCTAATTGATGAAATATCCCATAACGGATAGCATTCTACTTTATGCCATCAATTGGCGTTGTCTAAAAAATGAAGAGTGAGGAAAGTTGTTGCGAACGTTGAACTTTTTGAAACTTAAAAACATCGAATACTGATTTTACCAACGGATTACAAATCAGTAAATCGTAAGATTGCGGTGTTGGGTTTTTCAAGTAAAGCACTTTGCTAGTTCCACGTGAAACAACAATTTTCACTCACTCTTCTTAATTAAACTTTAAATTAAGGAGAGTAAACACTATGGCTAAAATTTATGAAAGCCTACCGACATACCAAGACCAATACGCCCACGAGAAGGAGATGAAGGAACTTGGTAAGTCACGCACATCAAAAAGACGACAATCGCATATACAAAGAAGCGAAGAAAGCGTCACATCTTACGGCAAGGTTATGGTCGCTCAGACCATCCAACCCCTTGCTTCAGCAATCAATGACTATTTGAATGTCCAAGCGGATAAAACCGGGAGGCCAGAAATAGCATACCTACGGCTATGTGAGGTAGAACCTGAAATTTCTGCACTTATCACCGCCAAACACATAATCAACACAGTAACCCAGCAAAAGCCATTTACAGGCAGTTGCATCACATTAGGGGGCAAAATAGAGACTGAGGTATCCCTCAAGAACTTTGCTAATCTAAACCCTGAGCTTTACAACACAGTCAAGATGGACTTGGACAAAAGGCCAAGCAGGCATTATGCCTATCAGAGAAGAAAGCTTCGTGAAAGCGCCAAGCGTGGACACGTGGAGTGGACTGAATGGACTAAGACTGAGAAGCTACACGTAGGCATACGCCTTGTAGAGCTTATGGTCGAGAGCACAGGCTTGGTTGAAATAGGCCATGATGTAATCAAAAAGAAACGTACAAAGGTTATCAGGCAGACACAGAAGACTGCTGAATGGATAGCCAATCGTAATAACTTTAATGATTTATTGAACCCTGAGTATCTGCCTACAGTTATGAAGCCTAAAGAGTGGACTAGCGTAGAAGGTGGAGCTTATTGGACATCTGAGATGCCTCCATTGGATTTAGTGAAGCAAAAGAATAAACGCTTCAAACAGGAGCTTGAGAACTTTCAGATGCCAGAGGTATATGAAGCGGTCAATACAATTCAGAATACGCCTTATAGGGTCAATACGTTCGTTTTAGATGTGATGAACCATTCATGGGACAACGGTTATGAGTGGGGTGCTATGCCATCTTCTAATCTGATGCCACTTCCCAATAAACCACATGACATTGAGACTAACAAATCGGCTCGGCAAGAATACAGGAAGCGTGCTTCTATTATTCATACTGAGAATAAACGTACAATGTCAAAGCGGATATTGTTTTCTAAAATACTGCACTCAGCACAGAAGTTCAGAGAGTATGAGAAAATATACTATCCTGTTCAGCTAGACTTTAGAGGACGTGTGTATTGTGTCCCGGCTTTTCTTAATTATCAATCTATCGGTGGCGCAAAAGCATTGCTTGAGTTTGCTGTTGGTAAAGAGATAACCAAAGAAAACAAAGGTGACTTCTGGCTGGCTGTGCATGGAGCTAACACATGGGGTTACGATAAAGTGTCCCTTACAAAAAGACAGCAATGGACAAAAGATAATTCTGATTGGATTGTTGCTTGTGGTAAAGACCCTATAGCTAACTTGCAATGGACAGATGCTGACAGTCCTTATCAGTTCTTAGCTTTCTGTAATGAGTGGGCTCAGTTCATGGAGCAAGGAGAAGGCTTTGTATCTCACATTCCTGTAGCCGTTGATGGCAGTTGCAATGGATTGCAATTGTACTCATTGATGCTGAAGGATGAAACAGCAGGCAGACTTGTAAACTTAACTGTTACAGACAGCCCGCAGGACATCTATCAAGTTATAGCTGACAATGTTACAGACAGACTACGTGATGACGCAACAGACGGTAAGCCTTATGCGCAAGCATGGCTCAACTATGGTGTCAAAAGGTCAACCACAAAGCGTAGCATTATGACTATCTGTTATGGCAGCACACGTTATAGCTGCACAGATTTTGTCCGGGAGGATTTGCAAAAGCGTAAAGATAAAGGTGAGCCGCATCCATTTACTGATGAAGAGCTCAAGCCTTGTGTTTATCTTGCAGGCCTTATTTGGGATAGCATTGGAGATAACTTAGTCTCCGCACGTATGGGCATGGACTTCTTACAACAAATCGCAAGGATTGTTTGTAAAGACCAACTTCCTATACATTGGATTAATCCTGTAGGCTTTCCTATCTGGCAATCATACCCAGAGCTGCGGTCAATGAGAGTTAAAGCAATGCTCATGGGTGAAGTTATCAAGCCACGTGTAAACATGGAGTTGGACACAACTGACAGAAGAAGAATGGTCAATGGTGTAGCTGCAAACTTTGTACACAGCTTGGATAGTGCTTGCATGATGGTGACTGTAAACATGGCTTACAAAAGAGGCATAACTAATTTTTGTAACGTGCATGATAGCTTTGGTACTACAGCAGGTGACGTGGAACTTTTAAATGAAACGTTGCGTGATGCTTTTGTCAAAGTGTTTACTGAAAATGATGTACTGCAAGATTTCAAAGATGGAATTGCAAAGTTAGTACCACCAAAGTACAGAGACAAACTACCTGAAGTTCCTACGAAAGGAACTTTAGATATTCACTTGTTAAAACAGAGTGAATTTTTCTTTGCTTAAAAGTAAAGCACGGGAGCATTGAGTGCCCCTCTATGAACGTAAAACATTTTCGTTCGTAACTTTTAATAGGAGAAAACTAAAATGAAAAACAACTATACAAAAGTTGTTACAGGTGTTGGTGTCAGTCAATACGCATGGCTGACACAACCTGATACACGTTTTGATGAAATAGGACACTATAAGACAAATCTTATTTTATCAGGACAAGATGCAGATACTTTGAAAGCTGCAATCAACGAAGAACTTACTAAAAGCGTTGCTCTTGCTAAAGAGAAGGCTAAAGGTAAAAACATAAAGACTGCGCCTGCGCCGTTTGAAGACGAATTGGATGATGACGGACAACCTACGGGTAGCACAGTATTTAAGTTTAAAACTAAAGCTCAAATTACTACCAAAGACGGGAAGATAATTCCTAACAGAGTTGCAATCTTTGATTCTAAAGGTACTCCGATGACTGATTGTAATGTCTGGTCTGGTAGTGAGATGAAGGTAAGTGCAGAACTCGTTCCTTACTACACAGCTATGGTAGGGGCTGGCGTGTCAATGAGACTACGAGCAGTCCAAATAACCAAACTTGTAGAAGGAGGAAACGGTAATGCCAAAGGTTACGGCTTCGGCGAAGAGGAGGGCTATGAGCAATCCTTATCTGAAACGCCAGCAGAAGAGGAGAGCCAGCAAGCCTTTGACTTCTAATGAAGTCGGCCTGCGGTATGGCTTCCGCTCTGGTTTAGAGGAGCGGATTGCCAGCGAGTTAGAGACAGAAAGTGTTGAGTTTCAATTTGAAGAGACTAAGTTGCAATATACAAAACCTCAAAAAGTTCATACTTACACTCCTGACTTTTACTTACCAAAACAACAAATATTTATTGAGACAAAAGGATTGTTCACAAGCGCTGACAGACAAAAGATGCGGCTTGTTAAAGAACAACACCCTGATTTAGACATACGATTTATTTTTAATTATTCAAAGTCACGTATTAGTAAGAAGTCAAAAACTACTTACGGTATGTGGTGCGATAAATACGGATTTCCTTATGCTGACAAACACCTGCCTCAGGAGTGGTTATGAGTAATAAAAGATTGGATACAAAGTTTATTGTAGTTCATTCTTCTCAGACTACTCCTGAGCAAAATCTTTCAGCAGAAGACTTGAGTGCAATGCATCGTAAAGATGGCTTGCTGAGTATTGGGTATCACAAAATTATAAAACGTGATGGAACTATTGAGGATGGAAGAGATATAGAAACCTGTGGTGTTCACATTGAGGCCAAGGGTGAAGTATCAAATCAAAATTCAATTGCTATCTGCTTGATAGGAGGAAAGTCTCTTACAGGTGACTTAGATTGTAACTTTACACTAGCACAGTTTACAGCCCTTAGAGACCTCATAGTTGAATTACAATCTCAATATGATAAAAGTTTAGTTATTGGTCACAGAGATGTGGCTGATACTCCTTGTCCTAACTTTGAAATTTCAGAGTTGGTCAAGGTTGTTTGATTGGAGCTCTAGCCAAAGGTTACACCCCAAAGCTAGGGCTCTTTTTATTCCTACCGCTTACATTTCAGTAAAAAATTTTATTAACAATGACAGAAAGTAATTTTCTTTATCACACGAGCTGCAGCTCCTGCGGAAGCAGAGACAACGTTGCAGTTTACGATGATGGACACACCTATTGCTTTGGCTGTCAAGCAGTCACAAGGGAGAACG